TATTTTTCTGCGTCTTGATAATAAGATTGCGGGTGCAACTGTAAACTCGTCCCATGTCACTTATTTTGTAATGCCATTCAAATCCTTTAATGTCTCTCCACTCTTCAATTCTTTCCATTCTCTACCCTCTCTTTCTCGGCCTCGGCGGCCTCACACTTTTTAAACGCCTCGATCATTTGACGTTCGTTTTCTTTAATTCCGTCCATGATCTTCTTTGGGATAATTCGCCCTTCCTCTTTCGCCAGGGCGAGGTCGACAATTTCGGCAGGGGTTAGGTTGGTGTCTTGATAATCGCAAAGCTCCCGATACATTTCAATATCTTCATATTTTTGATGTGCTGCTAAAAATCCAATTTTACTTAACTGTTCCAGCATTCTCACTTTGCCTCCAAACGCATATTTTTAAAAATTTTCCCTATACTATTGATACAAGGTAATGAATGACTGAATGACTTTCACACTTTCACTCTTTCCCTTGTGTGGGGCACTCACCATCGAGTGCCCCTTTTTATGTCTCGGCTTCCTCTTTTGTGATCGGTTGCAGGCGGTAAACCCACATCCACGGTTGATCTGCGCCATATTGGTTGAGCCAGAAATCTTTAAATTTTGCAACTGCAAAATGGTGCCGTTTCAATTCTTCAACATATTCATCTTGAAACCCGTCCTCAACCGCGTCCTGCTCGGTCATGTCCTTGATATTTTGCGCCTTTACATCTGTCACCCTAAACCATAGACGGGCTGCTTCACGGGGCATGTGGATGGAGGGGTGCCATTTCAGCCCACTTCTATCCCATTTATCAGCTTTAAAAACGTATTGGTCTTTGCAGTTAACGTTTTCGAAAGACCACGTTTCCCTCACGTAAATGGCATCTCCGATGTGGTGTTTGGGCTTGGCTATGTTTTTTACATACCACTCTATGACACTGTCTGGGATGTGATTTCCGTATGTCTCGCTCCACTTTCCGCGAGCGCAAGTTGCCTTATATACAGCGTCGAAACCATGCTTAATTGGTCTGCTTGTGCGGAATTTGCGATTTTCTAAAAACGCCTTGACCATGTCCTGGCTGAATAATTCGCCTCTAATCATTTCGCCTTATCCTCCATTTCTTCAATCTGAATTTCTACTCTTGGTGTATCGCTATAAAACTTCTGCACACGCCCATCTACAATCTGCGAATCATCTTTAAAGGCTATCTCATTGAGCGAATCGCATATGATTTTTCCAACGTTATCAAAGTCAGGTTTCTTTACAGGGCGTATAATTCCATTCCTCATATTTTCGGCTTGCTTTTTAGATGTCGACTTCGGAATCGGGTAAAAAGCGTCGATTCCAACTTTTAGCATTCCGTCAAGTTTTTGCCCTTGTGCCTCCTGCTGGAAATACCATTTGACAAGCGTTTCATAGTTGGCGGTTTTTTCCGGCGTATATGTACTTACAAAATTCCCGCGCCTTGCAAACTTCGGCCTGCCCTTTCCCATCGGAGGGCCTGGTATTGTAAATTTAATTTTCAGATTTCGTCACTCCTTCGTTCTGCGGTTCCATGTGGAGATTGCTTTGGCCTCTGCCGCAGAAAGTAATGCTTTATCCTGTTCTGACACAGAGCTTTCTTTTTGCTTGTAGCAATCATAAGTCGTGTTCACCCATCCTGTAGCAAATACAGGGCCGCGAGCTTTGCATTTATTACAAATCGCCTTAATCAAATATTCTCTGCGTGACTGCCCAACTCCGTTATAACCTCCGAATAGGTGATCTTTTGCGCTCAATTTTGCTTCCCCTCCGCAAAAGGGACACGGTTTTAATTCATTCGGCATCGTGTGAAGCCTCCTTTTCGTATGCATCACACGAATGATGATAAAAAAAATCGTCGTAGTGGAAATTCTTATCGTGTTTTGCTTTGTCGTTGCAGCCGACAAATTCCCTGGGCCCTTGTTTATCTACTTTTTTACTTTTACATGTCGTGCAAGGTAATATCATTATCTCTTCCCTTTCTCTGCGCTCTTGTAGGGCGCTACAGCCTTATCCTTTTCTAAACGTGTAGTTCCATGCTTTTATCTTGCTGGGATGGTGGTGGGGCTTGTGGTGGGGCTGACGGGGTTATTGATTGGCTAAGAAGAATGCTTGGGCAAATCCTGGGGGGGTTATGGCTCGTCGGGTCTGCCTGTCGTATACGCCATAAAACTCTGGGTAAATGTCTTTGCTGTGCAACATCGAAAACTTAACCATTCCAGCAGGCTTATCTGCGACGGTTATGTCTGGGATATTAAACTTCCCCCATAAAGCCGTATGTTTTTGATATGGATGTCCATATTGCCACGGGTCAAACTCGAAAGCAGGTTCTTTCATCCAGCGTCTTAAAAGTCCATTCGCAGGGTTTTCTATCGCGTAAAATTTTGGCTGGCAGGTTAAGATGATTCTGCAACAAGCTGAACATATCTCTAACCCTGCTTGAAAATTGTGAGTGTAATTCCCCTTGCCGTGAAAATGTTTTGCTATACTAAACTCGTTGCAAGGCGTGGCAGCTAATATGCCGTATACATCGTCTGGCGGTATGTAGAGCCTCACATCATATTCTGGCAGTGTAACCAACCGCACATCATATCCGGCCTCTTTGTAGGGCTTACTCCACGAGCCGGTGCCTCCGCACAAGTCCAGAATAATTTTATTTGAGTTATCCATCATCTTTCCCCTCATTCAGCAACCTTTGAACCGACAAATCGGTGTATTCCTGCATATTGAACGATACCGAACGTGCCGGTTTTTTCCCTTGAGCACCACTTTTAATTTCAAAAACTCCCTGCCAACAGTTCATGGTCGAATTGTTCAAAATTTCAATTTGTTCTCTTTCGTCTACTCCGATCTTTTCAAGTTTCTTTAAAACCAACTGAGCCGCATTTTCTGTAAGAGGACATTTTTTAACTTTTCGCATTTCAGAATAAGCAAGAAAAGCAGTTTGAAATTCAGGTGAAAAACAAGATATTAATTTATTAATATCTAAGTTCTTATCATTCTTTTCATTCTTTTCATTCTTGTTTGTGTCCTTTTGTTGTCCTTTTGATGTCCTTTTGTTGTCCTTTACTATGTCCTTTTTATTTTCGTTGCCTTGATAAAGCGTGTAGTTTACTATGGTTATGAGGCTTTTTTTGTTGTCCATTTTTAAGTCAACCATTTGTAAACTTATTAAAAAGTTTATGAAATCTTTTACGCGGTGTCTCGACCATCCCCAGCGCTCAGAAAGCTTTAAAATTGAGGTTATAAAACTGCCTCTTTCGATGTGAATTGACTGATTGCCAAACATAATATCATTGTCCTCGTGGTTCGCCATCATCAGCAATTCAACCCATGCTTGACCTTTTGCGAATGGCCTTGTGTACCATAATTTATTGTCCATAATTGACCGGTAAAGTTTTATGTACCCTTCGTTTGGCAAATTTTAATCACCCCCATTCAGTTTGAAATAAATTGTTAGCATGGTTTTACCCCTTTTTCGGGTCATAATTTTGAAATTTTTCTGCGCTATTAAAAATGATCTTATTATTTGCCCATCTTTGTAATAACCTTGTCTGACGCGGTGCATCCGCTTTATTAAATATCATCACATAGGGGTCATACCCTAAATCACGCAGCCGATAAATCCTATACAAATCCTGCTCATGGGTGCTGCCGAAATTGGTCAAGACGTAAACACTCGGCTTTCGGTGCTTTGACATTATAGTGTGCTCTGAAAAGTATTTGAATTTATCAGTCAGATCGTCATTAGGGTTATCCCATGCAAAATGAATTGATCTGATTTTCAGGGCGTTGATCAGCGGCATATTTTCAGGCGTCACAAATCGGATGTCAAAACCTTGCGTAATGTCTATCCATGCTCCACAATCAGCCAACTGCTTTAAAATCCGCTCGTGGTCTTTACAGGCCAATAAATTCGGGTCAAGTAACTTAATTTCCTTTTGGCCTCTCCAAAACTCATGCAGATCGGCAACGTGTATGCTTTCCTGCCCCTCTTTTTGGCTCACGATACAGAACGTACAGTTTCGGGGGCATCCCCGTGTTAAATAGCCATAGGCCTGCTGATATTGCGGGTACAATCCATAGTCGGGATAAAGGTGCTCAATCTCAGGGGGCAGAATGGTTTTATAATCGTGATATCCTGTTCCGGCCCGAATGATTTTGTTGGTTTGTATGAGCGCCGCATCTTCGGCATCCGCTGTAAAATCAAATACCTTTGAGCAATAGACAAGGTCGTATGTATTTAGGTGGTCTAAAAATTCAACCTTGTCTCCTTTTGCCTTGTGATAAGCGGACAATTTCATGGTTGCAAGATTTGGAAAATTATGATCGTCATTCCATAAACCGACTTTCAATTTATCCCCCCATTCCTCCACTATTTATACGTATTGTATTATTTATGTTTGTAGCGCTCACCACGGAAATTCTTGAATAAGTGGCTCGCCCCAGATATCCGCGAGACTGCTTTTGAGAAAAACAGGAACTTTCCGAAATGCACAATCTGCAACTATTTTTTCTATCCATTCGCGTTGCGGGATAATCTTTTCTTTACGATTTCCAGTCTCTGCTCCCACAATCAGCCATTTCAGTTTTAGAGTTTGCTCAAACATTTTGGATAAGTCTATCGGTTCAAGAATTGGCTCAACAGATAGAAAGTCTGGCACCATTACGCCCAAATTATTAACTGCCGATTGTGTCGTAGTGGAAACACCAATCATTAAATTTTCAATATTTCTGAGCATTTTTTCAAAATCAACCCCACGATTTTTATAGATAAACTGAAAATATCGCTTTGTAAGAAACAAATATGTATGCTGTGGATTGCCTTTCATCGCTCTAAATGTTTTCTCAATCCACTCCGACTTCCAATCCGCAATATCGCTCATACTGTCCATAAAAATAGTCTGCGGTTTTTTGCTGTAAAGGGATTTCAAGCGGTCAGGGAAAAACTGCGGCTTTGAAAAATCCTCAATCCATCCGAAGCGAGTATTGAGCTTTCGAGCGTAACAAAATGGGCAGTTGAAAGTGCAACCTACAACCGGATTTAAGGAGGCCGAGCACCAGTCTATTTTAGTTTTGTTCATGTTTTCTCCTTCCGGGCGGGATTAGCCGCCCATAAGTTTAATTAAGGGAGATCGTCCCCTGCAATCTCGACAAAATCGTCACAATTTGCCTCGGTCATTGGTACGCCCATATTCTCCGCATTCTTTGCAATCTCGCTCATACCGTCCTGTTTGCGCTCTGCGAAGTCAACCTGTGACGCTACTATCTCTGTGGCCTTGCGCTTATTACCCTGCTTGTCCTCATAGGAGCGCGTCTGAATGGCACCCGTAACCGCTACAAGTTGGCCTTTGTGAAAATACTTTGAAACAAATTCGGCTGTCTGCCGCCACGCCACAATTTCGATAAAATCTGCCTGACGTTCTGCTCCTGCTTTGACATATCCACGGTCTACAGCGAGCGTGAAAGAGCAAACCGAAATATCCGATTGAGTGTGTTTTAACTCTGGCTCCGCCGTGAGCCTACCGTTCAAGGCGCATACATTGAGCATAATAATTCTCCCTTATAAATATGATTTTCCAAAAACTGATAAAAAGTTGAGTTCAGGATGCTCTCCCTCAAATTTGCGTTGCCCGTGTCGATGTATTTGTATTACCAGTTCCTTGTCTTTTTCGTCTGTCACGATTTGATGATGATACCGGCATAGCCATATTTTCAGGCCATATTCTTCTGATGTTTTCCTCCGGCAACCGCCCATACAATGATGAGATTCTAAGTTTTGAGTTGAGCCGCAAACCCAACATTTATTCATTGCCCCACCTGCTTTTCAATAACGCCAATTCGGATAATGGCATAGTTTCGATGTCAAGGTCTTTTGCCTCGTTGACTATGTAGTCGATCAGTACGCTCATTTCTCGCGTGTCGTAAACTGACGAGCCATAATAGGCTATAATCTTTTTATACCCTGCAAGTTTGCTATCCTCAAATTCCTCCGCAAACCAACCCATACCTCGGCAGTTCCACCTATGCAAAAATGTCTCGACTGCATCGTTACGAAGCGGGAAAAAATCAAACTGTCCCACGTTTTTTATGGCGTCTCGGTAAACAAATTCTTTGGTGTTTCCAATAACCTCAGCTATTTTTTGAGACATTACCCATAAATAACTATTGGCGTCTAAACTGCGTTTCTTTCGATATTCTTTCAGAGTGGCAACATAGTTTTTATACTTCATCCCTGCAACAAATTCTTTTGCAAGGGCCGGGGCTTTAGCTTTTAAAAGCAGCCAAAACCCCTCGCTATCCTGTTGCCACTTCGCAAAATCAAACTGTAGTTCCATTGTTTACCTTCTTGTTCAACCAAATTAAAATAAAATCCCCCTGCGTCTCGGAAAGTTCCCCAACTGTTTTCACGTGATAACTTGCATCTATGGAGTTTTGCAAAGTGCTTGACAGGTTGTGCTTTAAAGCTAGGTCATCTATAACTTTAGCTTTTATAGGGCTTATGCGCGGCTGTAAAACAGGCGGGATTTCTTCGGGCGGTGTAATTGGTGGCTTGCCCTGTTTAGACTTTTTGAATGTATCAAATACTGTTTCTGAACGTTGGTTTATAATCGTTAATGCAGTAATTTGACCGTTTGAGTATTCAATCTTTTCAACGCTGAATTTATCGTATGTAACGTTTTTGCCATTCTTGACATCCAATTTTAATTTTGCAACCGGTATCCATAAAAAAGGCGAAGTGTAAAGTTCCCGACCTATTCCCCAATTAAAGCAAGCCCTTTTGAAACTATCAGAAGCCTCACCCTTTTCTTTTTCGACATTGCTTTCAGAGCCGCAGTCGTCTTTCCATACCCATATCTCGCCGCACTTTATACCAACCGAACAAAAGAGATTACCCTTACAATCGTAATGTTTGCGCTGCCAACCCTCCGAGCCGACCGTTTCATCAAGAATATTCATGTCGCATCGGGCATCTTTATAAAGCAACACAGAGCAACCCTTGTCGCTTAGTTGCGCTTGCCGTACATCGATTTCTTCTGCTTTAAGTTCTCTGAATTTCATTATTTAATCCTCAAACTTTCACCTTGTTTTAACTCCACCCCCGGCACAACTGTCCCAGCCTTTAAAGCGTCGAGCAATTCCTTTTTAACGAGTACAGGATCAGGAGCTTTGAAATATTCTGCCGGAATGAGTTCCTCACAAAGCACGTTGACGCTTGCGGGGTTCTTGGCTATTGATACGGTAAATGTACCCGCCGCTATCTTCTGCTTTCCCTGTGCACTCATAGCCGCCTGTAGGTTGTCCTTTAAACGTTTAACGCTGTTTTCTAAAACTTTTTTATGTTCGGTCAAACGGTCAATTTCACTTTTTGCGGAGGCAACATCACCTGACCATAAAGCAATGATTTTACAGTATCCCTCTGCCTTAACCTCAATATCGGCATCAAGCGATTCCATTGTGTCAGAGAGCGTCTGCTCGTCAATCTCCCCTGCCTCAAACATGATTTTTAAATCAAATATTTGCCCCGTTAATTCGTATAAACTTGACATTAATTTCCCTCCAATATTTTATTAAATTTTTATTAAATCCTGCGGTGGCAACCAATCAATCCATTTCATGTCGTCGCCGTGAACCTCAACTTTTATTACTCCCTCGTCAAACCCTAAAACTTCGCCCTCAAATCCATAATCAGAAGAGTTTCTTTTACTAACCCAAACCCTGTCACCTATGTAAAAGCCGTATAAACAACGTACAGGGGGCGGCATCTTGTTCTCGTAGGTGGATTGCGCACGGTCAAAGCCCACAACATCAGACATTTTCAGGTGCCTTGTCTTTCCATTCAGCGTAGAGGGCTTCGAGATAGGAAAGACAAGAATTTACAGCATTGTTAATTGATTTGTTATCTTTATCGATAACTACCTCAAATTGTTTTAAAGGGCTTGGGGTTATTCTCCCGCCGCATCCGCACGGACAAGTTTCTTCTCCCCAACCTGTTTCATAAACACGCACTTTGATTAAAGAAACATGCCCGCTAAATTCAACGAATACAGTCGGTTTATGCCCCGTTACATTTCGCTGCGTGTCTGCCGGATTTAAGAGCAAAGCCAACTCCATAATCCTCAAAACCCTTTGCCTTATAGCGTCAGTCATTTCAATTCCTCCCTTACGTACTTCACGCCGCTAATAAAAACCTCGAGCGCAACGGGCTGTGGGACTTTTTCGAGCACGCAAACATGAAATGACAGAAAAGGAATATCAGAAAGTTGTACGTGATTCTCGGATATTGCAGAAATAGTGTGAGTTGTTCCCGTATATTTCTTTCCGACGGGGTCAACCGAATTAACTTTCACCGTTTCCCCCACCTCAAACGTCAAGGGCTTGTCCTCCTGTGGTGCGGTCTTATTTACCATTTCCGCAAGCACATCATTTTTCACACTATCACGAAAATCATGTAACCGCTTATCAATCACACAGTTTATGAGGTGATAGATGGCGCGAGAGGTGTAAGGCTCTTTGGCAGGCTCTTTCTCTTTGTAGGGTTCGAAGTCGGAGGCGTTGAAACTATAACCGCTTAAGCCTAAAGCAAACGTCATATCATATTGTATAAATTTTACTTGTGTATAACCGGTCTTTTTAAATTCCTCACCATCGGGTGTGCATAGCCATTCTTGGTAACTATAAATGCAGTCTGTTTTCCGAAATGGCACAACCTTATCGCCTATCTTCACATTTTCTTGTTTCATACCTTGACAACTCCTTTAATTTTGATATAATTTACTTAGACATTTTCCCTTGGCCGTGAGAGTTCAGAACTTTCACGGCCTTACCATTTTTCGCCAGATAAAAGCCCTCCGGTAACCAAAACCACCATGATGCAGATAATCACAAATAAGATAACGCCCAATTCATTCATGATATTTACCCAAATGTTTCTCTTCATATTTCGTCAGCCGTCTAAACTCATACGGGCTGACAATACCGCGAAAGGGCTCGTCAGTAAATCTATAAATCTTATCTCCCAATATGTAGCCGTAAAAGAATTGGCCTGTATGCAACAAGGCCATGATGCCCTCCGGCAACTGCTCAATCGGTAAAAAATCATTCATGATGGCAGCCCCAACAATTCAAGAGCTATCATCATCCCGTTTGAACAGCCAAAAGAATATTGGGTTCCGCCCTCACAAAAAGCCGATGCCTGGCGCCTTACCGCCTCAACCTTTGTGTCGCTCACCGTGTAAAAGTGTGGCAGTTTCTTGACATCCATAGGTTCAAACTCTTTGGTATTCATTTTGTCCTCCTCACCAACATCTGTAATTTGTTTCGGCATCGTATTTCTGTCTTTCCACTTCTGACATGGCATCATACCAATTTATCTCAATCTCTAATGGTATCTCAATTTCTTTAATGCCGAGTTCATCTGCATGCTCTGATAAAATTTCTGCAAGTGATTTTCTAATCATGATTATTCCTCCTAATCCCTGTACATTTTCATTGCTTCATCATCGCATGGTACGCATTTTCTTATGCTTTCTCGGTTGTGCATTTTCTCACCGTTGTTCAAAATGTTGCCACAAAACGGAATACCTTTACCTTCTGGCATATAGTAAATTGCCCAATCATGTATGCCACCCCTTTGAGCAATAAAATCTACTTCCATTTCTTTGCTTGCGTCCCAATAATCCTGAACATATGCTGTGCCTGATTTGATAGTGCTGTGCGGCTGCATTGCTTTTAATTTTTCAAGTGTTAGCATTTTTATTTCTCCTATCTCGCCGCGACTCTCGCCATGTCTTCCTCAATATCGGCGGGTTCTAAGCGCTTTCCGTCTGAACACATCCTATTTGAAAAATGCGGGTATTTGTCACACGAACCAAACAGTCCGCAGTTGGCGCAAGCGCCTATAACCTTCCCGTTTTCTCCGACATAAGCCCATCCGCGTTTAAAATCTTGCATGTTTATACTTCCTTTCAGTTGTTCGATTTTTTTTACTGCTTGTCCTATACCATCCTGACCGGCAACATATCCTGCGCTGACATGTAGGCCTCAAAGCGGGTGCGGATGATAACATACCTATATCTGTTCCTGCAAGGTATTGCCTCTCCAAAGGGGTACAGCTTTGCCTTTAGAGCCATTTGCAAGGTCTGAAAGTCAATCTCCATCCGTACGGCTGCGTCCTTTACATTAATGAGGGTATTCATCAAGACACCTCAGAGAATCTCTCTACTGCGTATTTAGCCTCACGTTCACGAACAATCGCTTCCATAATCGCCTGCAATTTCGGATCTTCAGCAACGATCGAAAGTTCCGAAACAGATTTAAGCTGTGTGCCTTTCACACCGACTAACTTTAAGCGGTTGCGCTTGCGGGACTGCCTACCTTTAATGTCTACCCGGCCACGCTTGTCAACCTCTCGAAACAGTTCACCCCACGTTACGAGATACGACAGTCCATTTTCGAGGCACATTCCGCGAACCCTGTTATTCATATCACCCTGCCAGTCGGTCGAGGTCGGCTTCGTAAAAACATCAAGGGCTGCAACAACCTGTCTGCTTGTCCTATTTGCGGTTTCAAGTGCTGCGTTTGCCTTTTGCTCTATTTCAACTTGATTTTGAGCAATCGCGGCGGTGAGTTCTGCCTGTGTCATTGGTTTAAAAGCGTATATTCCAGTTTTGCGAATTGCGGGAAGAATTTCGTCTGCGACTTTTGCTTGAAACAATTTTGCAGTTTCGCTATCTGCTTTCCAGACAAGACGATATAATAAGTTTTCAGGGATAAACGCTTTCCCCAACAGTGGGGAAAACCCCAATTCGGAAATATATCCGTTTATGCGCTCCCACCGGATATATTCAACTCCGTTCTTTTCTTGCGTAAATCCAAGTCCGCGAGCGCAATTCTCAGTATTCAACTGCGCTGTGCCGTTTTCGTCTATATATCCGGTTACGCCGGACACGGTAATTAATTTGTTTTCCATTGACATTTGCTTCTTTCTGTGCTTTAATTAGCACATAGATTTTTGTTCGTTGCTCCTGCTGATACAGGAGCTTTTTTCTTGTCTTTTTCGCCCATTAGATGTAATATTGTGGCGAAAGGGGGGGATATATATGGCTTCGATTGAAGAAAAGCAGATTGCAAAGGAAATTGTTTTAGCAATGATTGTGCAAAACGTAATTGATACAAATGGGTTAAACAATTATGCCGATGCAATTTGTGAGGATTATAAAAAAATTCTCACAACTGTAAAGGGAGTCTAATTCCCGCAAGCGCCTTTATTGTTTCTGCGAGAGCTGACACTCTTTCGGGGCATACGGGCGCTTTCTCTAACTCTTTTTGTAATGCTTCAAATGCCATTTCAAGAGTTTTTTTTCTTTTATCGTCCATCTTTTTCACCTCCTTTCCTAATTTGCTACTATGTATGGTTAGGCGTTGGTGGGTGCTGCGGGCGGTTTTTGTTAGTCGGAGAGATAAGGCGGGACTGTTTCTTGCGTATTGCGTAAGTCGGGGGCAAAAAAAATTTCTGTTGCTCTTTCGGGTGCTAATTTTAAGACATTTGAAATTTTGCACATCATAGAATATGTAGGAGTGCCACCATTCAGAAGCCTTGAAATTGTCGCAAAATGAACATCGCAAGCCTTTGCGAGTTCCTCATTGTTCATTTTATGCCTTATCATCTCAACTTTTAATTCTTCGGCATTGACTTTATATTTCATGTTATCACCTCATTTCTTACGTGTTATGTAAGTAGTTTAAGCTATAAATATTTAAATGTCAAGACATATTACGAAAGTTTTTAAACTATTTTTAAAAGATACTTGCATAATACGTTATGACATGATAAAATAATATTTATGAGGTGTTAAAAATGAATATAAATGAAAATATCAAAAAAAGAAGAAATCAATTAGGAATTACTTTGTTAGAATTAGCGGAGTTAATCGGAGTTAGAGAGGCTACAGTTCAACGGTACGAAAGCGGAAATATAAAAAATATAAAGCATAAAACAATCGTAAATATTGCTAATGCTCTTAAAACAACTCCTGCTTATTTAATGGGTTGGTCTGACGACAATAAAAATCAGCCCCAAGAAAATCTCGAAGCCGATGAAAAAGAGCTTATCAAATGTTATAAAGAATGCAGTAGCGAAGATAAAGAAGAGCTATTAATGCTTGCAAGATATAAGACTATAAAAAACACAACCGCGGCGGGGGAAATGGAGGCATAATTATAGATTTATTTGCGTATTCCCGAAAGGGTAATATATAGAAGGAAGTGTCAGGGAAAATGTTAAAAGCAACGCATGGATTTTTAACGGTTATTGGTGTGATATGTCTTATCATAGTTGAATCCTACTCTTTTGTTATTGCTCTCAATTCACCAAACCCTGTTTTAGCGTTGATATTAACTATTCTTCTACAAGGTGTAGCGCAAATATATTGGTTTTTTATAGGTGTGCAAGAAGTTGGGTGGATGAACTTATATTCTTTGTTTTGTTATGCACTTATAGCAATCTATATTTTAAGATTTGTTTCCGGAATGCTTGCTGTAAATAAAATAACACAGGAATGATTGGTAATGTTATAGAAGGAAGGGGCTGATAAAATGAAGAGATTTTTAAGCGCAATAGAAGCAACAATCTGTATTGCGTTATTTATTGTACTTAATACCTTAAGTTTTGCGATTAGAAATATTGATTTTGATATTTTTTTAAAGGTTTGTGCAATATTGGCATTGGTCTATCTTGGATTTAAGTCTTGGGCTATAGCAAAAATACAAGAGAAAAACGACGAATTAGATGTAAAATATGGTGATTATCTTGAAGAACATGATTACTATTTAGGCGGTAAGCTTAAGGTATATACTGTTGATAGAAACTTTTTTTCTAAACCCTCATTCATCAGAGCAATGAATATCAAAGATGCAAGAGAAAGAGCCATTGAGAAATACGGGCCGACTTCCATAGTAAATGAAATGGATGTGGCTAAACCGCCTAAATAAAAGGATGTGACGACCATGCGCAAACAAATAAAGCGGGAGAATGGAACAGGCTCTGTATATAAGCGCTCTGACCTGCATAACCGCCCGTGGTGTGCTGTAACGCCGGAAAAGGATAATGTACCGGCTCAAATTATCGGCCACTATGCAACCGCACAAGAGGCCAAGGATGCGCTTGAAGATTATAGACGCAATCCCACAACGAAACTGAACATCACTTTAAAGAAACTATACGAAGAATGGAAAATAATAGCCTATAGAAATATCTCAAAGCAGACGCAGGACAATTATTCTGCGTGTTGGCAAAAACTCACGACATTATATGATATAAAGTTTCGGGAACTTCGCACCGGACAGATGCAAAAGGTTATCGACTTTTACTCGAACATGTCAAGCAGCACGCTCCAAAAGACAAAATCTTTGTTGACTCAACTATTTGACTACGCTTCTGAAAATGATATTGTTAATAAAAATTATGCTTCCTTTTTAGTCCTGCCAAAAATCATAAAAATAAAAAAAGACTGCTTTACCGAATTGGAGTTATCCAAAATCGAGAAGGCAGTCGTGCCGTATGCGGATGTCATATTAATGATGTGTTATACTGGGTTTAGGGTAAGTGAATTTTTGGAACTCACACCGTTCAGTTACAGCCGAGAGAATAACGCCCTTACGGGCGGCAAAAAGACCGAGGCGGGAAAGAATAGGGTCGTTCCCGTTCATCCCAAAATAGAACGGATTCTAATGGGCTGGCTTGCACGTGGAGGACAAACAATAGTATGCGATGAGAATGGCAAGGAAATGTCTGCCAATCATTTTAGACTGAAATGTTATTATCCGGCTTTGGCCTTAATCGGAGTGAGAAAATTAACTCCACATGCCACACGGCACACCTGTTTAACAAGACTTGCTGCTGCAGGTGCACGTCTGGAGGATATTCAGACAATAGCCGGACACGAAGATTACGGGATGACTGCAAATACCTATATTCATCAGAACGTTGACACTCTAAGGGCGGCAATCTTAAAAATGACATAAAAAGGTTACTACAGGTTGTAATTTTATAAGTACCAAGTATTTGGTCACTACGTGGTTACTACACAGGCACCGAAGAAACGGCCTACCTAATCCGTTATTTTGATGCCTGTTTTGAAACAATATCAAAGTTAACTTAACAGAACCCTTATCAATCAGACCGCAAATAATAGTTTGCAGGTGGCTTATCTAAGCCGTTTGTAGGCTATTATTATTTTTATATGATTGTCTTAAATTAGAGCGGATTTGAACCAATTAGAGAGCGGTTACTACGGGGTTACTACGGATTTTTATTTCAAACTTATGAAAAATGATAAAAAAAGAGCCCCACCTCCAAACGGAAGCGGGGCTTTAAGTATGGCGTGTTTCATTTTGATTAGATTGCTGTGGGGTCGCTCGGGTTGTTTACCACTCCAATTATGACTAAGAGCTGTAAAACCGTTGCCGTGACATTGCCGACGTACCCTGCGTCAAGGCCTATCGCTTTAAACGCACCTGTGAGCTGGAGGATTGCGATAACCTGCGCTATGATTGCTGCCCAAAGGATCGCTGACTTCCACCTTGACTGTTTTGCGGTTACCTGTGCTGTGGCTATGGCCGTAATTGTGCCGGTAGTGATATTACCGTCATTAGTTACCGGGACTTCTGCCGGAGTTATGACCGGAGTTGCTGGAACTGCCTCGACTGGGGTTGATACTGTGTTTTCATCCATGATTTTTTCTCCTTTAAATTAAATATTTTTTACATGCGAGTGAAAATAAAAACTATTAATCCCACGCACAAACTGACAAGGGCAGTTAATGCCCATGATACCACCCAGGGGGGGCGTCCCTTTGTCAGTTCATCGAGTTTTGCCGATATTTCCTTGAAAACGTCATCAATTTTCATGTCCAGTTTATCAACCTTTACGGTAATCTGCGCCTCAAAACTCCCCTGTTGTTCTTTGACAAATTTAACTTCTGTCCGAAGTTCAATAATTGAGAGCAACGATGCGCTTTTTTCCCTCTCGACAATAATTGCTGCCGCCTGTGCAGCGTCGAATACCGCTTTTGCTGTGGCTGCGGCGGTTTGCTGTACTATTGCCGCTGTGACCTGTTCTTGTGTTTGTTCCTGCGTTACAGCCATCTGTCATATCTCCTCTGCTATATTAAAATTAACGCCCTCCATGTTTGCGGCCCGACTTTGCCGTCGACCTGCAGGTGGTGCGCGGTCTGGTATGCTCTGACAGCCGCGAGCGTTTTGTCCCCGAACCTACCGTCAATGTCTGTGCTGGTGAACCCGAGCAGCTTTTGTAGGAGTTTTACACACGCCTTGATGTGGTTCGGATCATAAATAAGTAAGTTTTTACCGAGTGCTGCTACCGTGTGGGCGCCCGCCTTGCCGTCCTCGGCGAGCCTGTTGCCATTCTCGTCCCTCACCCCCGCCGCGTTGAGTTCACGTTGCGCTGCCAAGACGTCGGCGTCAAACTGTATCGGTGCAGGTTTTGGGGTGGGCGTAGGCGCGGGCACGGGGGCCGGTGCTCCGTATGTGTATGCAGGGACGATGATGTCCGGAGTAAACTCGTCAAGGTCGACAGTCTGCCCGCCGATCTGCCCTCTAAATGAATACTGAAAACCTACCCATGTATTAACTCTGCCGTTTTCGCCCGGGGCTGCCGTGTACCGGGTGTCAGCGATAACAAACCGGAGGCGCTTGATGCCGTCAGTGAATGCATTCGTGATCGTGTCGGTGTTGGTATAAAGAACGATTTCGATGCCTGTCGCGGCTTTGACCTTATCGGCGAACTCGAGGCATTGAGCGGTCACTATCTCGGGTGTTACTCCTATGATTATTCCCGGCTCTGCGTCAAGCATGATTGGCAAGTTAAGAGCCTGTCCTTTTATAGTTTCGAGGAAGTTCGCCACCTGAGCGTCTATGGTGGATGTGGGATAAACGTGGATTAGATGGTATGCCCCGGTCGCAAGACCAAGAGTTCGGCAGTTTTGGTTATGAATTACGAATGCTGGGTCTTTTGCCGTTGAACCTGTGCTGCCCTCAGTCGCTTTCATGTACACGACCTTTTTTCCTGCGGCAGCAATTGCGCCATAGACAATGCCCGTATCATAATGCGATATGTCTATGCCAGACAGATTTGCTGTGTTTCTGCTTTGCATAATTTTTTCCTCCTTAATAGTTGCCGTCCGATGGTGGTTATAAATAAGCGCATACTGCTTTTAAAGTGGTTGTTTCGTAATCTCCGCGAAAATATAAATTAGTACCTGTCGCACTCATATAAGTATCTAAGTAATAAACTGTTTTTGCAGCCAACAATAATTTCTTAGATTTTGCTAAAGTGCCTCCCACGTTTATGCCATACAACTGAAATGATGCCTTTAAATCGGAATCACTTGGGCTTGATGCAGATGTCGAAAGCATGACGTGTACCTCTGTTGGTCCCGCGGCGGAAAGATTCTCCTGTACATTAACATTAAAACTTAAATCCCATTGCCCGATTGGAACTAAAAGATTGAATGATGCAAAACTGTAATAGTATTGAGCACCAACTGGGCTCACTTGTGTTTTTAACGAAGTATCTGTAAATATAACTGTCCATTTTGCAGGGCCAAGCGGAAAACCAAACGGAGATTTGTGAGGGCTGTAATAAACTGCGCTGATTGCAACATTTGTGAGGGCATAATCTGTACCGCCGTATAGGGTTATGGTACTTGACGTAATTGCGGTCACAATAAAATACTTGACTGTTGTATTTGTGAGCATTATCTTCATACCGACTGATATAATACCCGTCAAGTCTGCTGAGGTCGTGGCCGTAAATGTAGGTGCATCAGCCGAAGCATAAGCCAATGTTTGAGTTATCGAATTCCACCCAGACGCAAGCGCTGAACCTGCATAAGCCGCATCTGCTGTATCTGAGGCTATAGCATGGTCTGCCTTGTTTGTGTTCGCATGACCCGTCCCTGCGGCATATGTCGCCGTGGGCATTTTAGCAACTATCACGGTTTCAAGCGTTGACCCTGCCGTTGCCGACGTTGCCGCTCCTGCGCTATCCGCATAAAGCGCGTGATCTGTTTTGTTCGCATTTGCCTGCCCCGTCCCTTTGGCATAATTCGCCTGTAACATATCCCCACCTGTGCCGGTGACATCGACGTTGTAAGTTTCATTGTCGGTCTGCGTTACAAACGCGCCGCCTGAACCTGTTATGTGACGGACGAGATAAGGATATATGTGGTTTATTGGGTCGATTTCCTGCGCACTTGCCGCTACTATGAGAGTTTTGCAATCGACTGACTTTCTCACGCCTGCCGTGGTACTACCGATAAGCGAAACGGTCAACCGCCCCGATGCCATCGTCAAACCCTGCCGTAAAGGCATTGTAATGACATTTGCGACAGGTAAGTCACTAAGGTCGTACCCTCCATCCTGCGACATGACCTTTAACCTGACAGATAAGTCCTGCCAGTCTGTAGGCACAGTCACATTAAACAATACCGCTTCATCCTCACCCTGAACACCTGCGTCTGAGGTGGATAGACTTGTTACACTGTCGGTTGCTAAAAGAGTGTTCCCACTGACCGTGAGATTGATTGTTTTTCTGAGTACCGGCATGTTATCACTTCCCTATCAAGTCTTTAATCTGCTGATTTAAAAGTTGACGCTGGCCTATTGTCATTTTGTTGTACTGTGTCTTTTGGTTCGCCTGACTTAAACTTGCATACGATGATAAAACTGCTGGATATTTCTTTGTATCGCCTGAAATTCCGACATATCGGCCACCGTAAAAAACGCTTTTGATGGTAGGTTTTGAAGCACTTTTAATCTCGGTTTGTACTTCTTTTGTTGTTTTCCCATATTTCTGTGCAAGTTGGCCAGAGTTTTTATTACCTTTTGCAATTGCAGCTTTTAGTGCGGCATTGTTGGCTGTTGACTGTGTTTTAAAGGCTTTGATTGAATTTGTAGCCGCCGCATCTGTTTTGCCCTGCGGAGTTAGATTATACATCCAGTTTCCGGCCCGTGGTTCTGCTTTGTTTACTTTCGCGTCGCTTGAATAGGAGCCAAGTCCTGTTCCGATAAGTCCCACACCTAAAGCTGATTTTTTCGCGTTCGGGTCTTTAGCATAGTTATAAAGTCCAGTCGCTCCGAAAGGAACCGGAGATAACTGTTGAGCGGCAAAGTTTAAATTGTTTGCTGTTGTTTTTAATGGATTTCCGTTTTTGTCAATCAGACTTTGACCGTAATAGTTCCTTTGTTCTGCAAGTCCTAAAGTGGTTGATGCAAGTGGATTTAATTTGCTTTCCGCAAACTGAGTAATACCACCTGAGCCACTTTTTGTAATATCGCCTGTAAGAGTAGCCGCATCTTTCATCAGCCCGTCAAGTGTAGAGACATAAACACCTGGAGAAACTTCAACATTCAGTTCATGCCCTTTTGGATTCATCCATGTCCCATGACCTGTAAAGGCGTAATTCGCACCTTCTAAAGTTGCAAAACCGAGAATGACGTTGCGCACCCAAAACTTTCTCGCTTCCCCTGCCCCTGCCGAATGGTTGAACACATTGAACGCCGTTTTTGCGACATCAATATTTGAATAAGTCCAGTCCGGCGCGAGCATGAGCATCCTCATTGTACCGAGTAATTGTTTAGGCACTCTTAAAGATTTCCAGTTCAAACCGCCAAAGACACCGTTTACATGCCTTGCAATACTGTTTTTAGCGGCATCAAGTTGCTCCATTGTCGCACCTTTGTGGCCTGCAGCCCATGCTGCCACCTTTACCGCATAGCCTTGCTGCTTATAAACCGTCTGCATATCCTCAAATAATACTTTGTTATTAGCATCCATGATCTGACCCGCTTGTTTGAATACAGGCAGTTTGCCTATTTGGTCGAATAGACGGCCTACCGTTGTTTCTGACGGGTGAAGCCCTCTGCCCGTGTCCATATTGCTTTCGACCGCGGAGAGCATTCCAGTATGTTTTACCATGTCAAGTCCAATTGCGCGGGAGTCTGCACTTCTTAAATATTCTTGCATATCAGGAATATGTTTTACAACGTCAATTATAGGTTTAAAATCTCCGTCATTCGCCGCGGCAACGGCAAGGTTTTTATAATGGAAAGCTGAAAAACCGAGCTTAATTTTTTTAACCGTGTTCATAACATCAGTCCATGTTTTGCCGCCGTAACCTCTTCCGTAATTTTCATCCAAGACAGGCGTTAAGGCTTTTGCAAGTTGTTTCGGGAGCTGAATTTTAAGACCGTCCGCTCCCTGCCCCACTTCTTTGTAGCCATCTAAAACTCTTTTGTTAACTTCTGAAATATCATTTTTTGCTAAATCGTCCAGCATGCCGGCAACTGCGTTTTTGTGCGCCATTTCATTACCTGTTTTTGAAACAAGCCGTGCAAGGTCAAGGGTTTTAGGGTTTTCTCCGTGTAACATAGCTGTTATGTAATTTTTGTAAACACGTTCAGCATTGACATTCGTACCTGTGCCGTTGCTGACTTTAAGCGACATTTTATTCTGTAGTGCCATTTGCTTGTTCGCCGCAAGTGTTTTTGCATCAATGCTGTTTATATCTGGCTGGTTGTATTCGTGCTTTAGATAATTAGGAACAGTGCCGTCAAGTGTTCCGCGTTCCTTAGAAAACGCTCCGATTTGACCTGTGAAATCTGTTGCGTTTTGAGCCGTCAACTGTGTTTCGCCCTTTAAATTCTGCGCGGCAACAAGCAATTTGTGAGGTGTTGTAATAACGCCGTCAATATTTTGCACTCGGTCAAGGTTTTTAATGTTTTGGGGGATATTCTTATCCAACTGTGAAAGTAAAGACTGAACATCTGATATTTTTTGCTGTGTTTCGGGGGTTTGAGGTTCGGATTCTAACTGCTTTAAAAGGTTTTCACCGTCATAAATCTGAGCATCTTTGCCCTGCAATGCCGCCGCAATTTCTTCTTTTGGCATTTCCGCATAAACTGTAGCCACTTGCCTATCCTCAATTTTGGGAACGGTGCGAAGAATATCCTTTGCAAAATTATTCGTTTCATATTTATTTGCATTTTCTTCACTACTTGTGCGGTCGATAACGCTTTGTGCTATTTTACTGTTTGATTTTCCGTCAACATTAGGGGACTTCTCGAAATTGTTTACGGTATAGGTTTTTTTGACGTTTCCTGCTTCATCCGCAAGTAAAGCCTGTGTTCTTTGAGGCGATAATGATTTTGCACCAAGGCCGTCTATAGCGTTCGTGGGCGTTTCGCTTTGCGCCGTCATATTACCCGTGTTGGGAAAAGTGCCGTCTGCGGATGGCGTAGAGGCGTTTAACTCCCGATACTTCGCGATCTCTTGAGGATAGTAATAGTCCATAACGCCATATGTATCAAGCGCATGTAACCTATCTTCGGGGGACATTTTATTAAGAGCCACAGCAGCGTCTAATTTATCCACTATTGCGGGTAAATCAATGCCCAAAACTGGTTTTATCTGTGCCTCTTCGGCTGGCGTGAGTTCATTAACCTGAAAATGATTATGGATTTTTTCTATGGCGTCGTTATATTCTTTTGCCGCTTCATCATAAACAGGATTGCTGTAAAGTTTTTTTAAATCCGTTTCGGTCAACGTAACTTTTTGAACAGGTGCGTGCATAGGTGCATTGGCACTATAAACGGGGTTTTTGCCTATTCCAAATGTCTTAGTTGCATTTGCAACGGCTCTATCTTCTGCGGCTTTTGCAATGTTTGATGGGATTTTAGAAGCAGGCGTAACAAGCCCCTTTGCTCCTAATTCCCTTGTTGCTGTCTTTATAGCCGCACGTTCACCTATAGCACTCATACCGCCGCCAAGAATACCGCCTACAAGCCCCTGTATCGCTGCATCTTTAGCGGTCTGAGAATTAGACGCGCCTTGCAGTTTATCGCTCACGCCTACAAGAGCGGCGTTTGAGATAGCGGCTGTAGCGGCACGTGAAGCAATTTTACCCGCAATGGTTGTACCCGCTTTTTCAAGTAAGGGTCTTGCGGCAAAATTCACTAATTCATCCGCAGCAGAACCAGGGATTAAATACCCTGCGACCGTGCCCGCTCCGTAAGCTACTGGATGCGCTTTTTGCTCATTGTTTATAAAATTGGTAGTTACAAGAGAGGGTTCGTTTTTAGACATTCCTTTTGAATACGCTGATAATCCGCCGAGCGTTACTGAATTTGCCGCGCCCGCCGCAACAGACTGTGCCATCGTGGGATGCTCGTTTTGCTGTTTAATCTGTAACTGTTCCATTTTTCTAAGTCGATCTTTTTGCACCTGGGTTCCTGTGAAGTCAATTTTAAGTTTTTCAAAATAACCAGGTACTTTAACAATGCCGTTTTTATCAACGGGGTATGAGTTTGCAGAAGGTTTACCTATAACGTCATGTGATACTGGAGCGGCACTCATAATTTGCTTATAAGTCGGATGTGAAGCGGCCAGAAGCGCGGGGAAGTTAGGCAGATTTGCCGGAGTGGGCAATTTTTCAGCGAGCAATGCCTTGTTTCCCGCAAAAGTCGCAGCATGTGCCTGATTAGATATTTGCGCGGTTCTGATAGGAGATACGGGTATATTATCGTTTTGTTTGTATGCAAGCCAATTTTGAAATCCTGTAGAAGTTGGAATTTTAGGCGCAGTTGAACCACCCATAGCGGATTTCCAATTATCAAAACCTGACAAATTAACGCCCCCTTACTGAGCCATTCCGCGAGTTGATTGAGTAATCGGTTTTGCTGTCATTCCCTGCGCGACTGCACTGTTATAGTCTTTCAAAGAATTTACCGCATGAGAACCGTATTTATTGTACATATATCCACTTGTGACCCATTTACCAGCTAAAGCACCTGCGTAATCATCAAGTGTTTTAAGAACGTGAGGTTGCCCGTCTGCGTCAAACATAACGCCTGAATATCCGATTTGTGAGGCATAACCACCAAGCCCGCTCTGGTCGAGGTAATTCAATGCCGCCATAGGTCCCTGACCTTTAATTGTGCTATTTACTTGCGCCAGTGTCGGAGGCGCAGCGGCTTTCGCCTGCTGACTATTGGTATAATTCTGCTGTGCTTGTGCCGCCGCCTGCTGCTGGTCGAATTCCCTCTGCTGTTCTGCCAACGCCTGATCGGTGTTATACTGAGTATTCGCCTGCGCCTGTGTCTGCGCATCCAGTGCTGCAAGGTCTTTAGCCTCATTAGCATTTAGCGTTCCGGCACTCGCATTGTAAGTATTCTGTGCAGTCGCAATGCCGTTATTTGCAGTCTGCACTGCGGTGTTCTGTGCCTGATTTGTGGTATCGACTGACTTCTGCCAGTCTGCGTTATTTGCCTGCCTGAAATCATAATCAGCGCCAGCACCCGATGCATAACCCTGATTGGCTGCAACAGCAGGAGCGGCAAGGTTGGCCTTTTGATTTGCGAGATATGCGCTTTCTCTTGCAGGCTGATATGTTCCTGGGATAGCGCCTAAAGCCTGTTTCTGTTGAGCAACGTCAGTATTAAAAGAACCCGTAAGGTTTGCCAACTGCGTAGCATAACCCTGTTGCGTTGCGTTGTATGTAGGCTGATTCGCTGCCTTGTACGAGGCTATCAAAGCGTCTAAAGTTGCCATAAATCTTATACCTCCTTGCCTATCTTTGACTTGATACTGTATGATGTTACCGCCCACGCCCCGGTATCGCCATTCAGGCGGTGTACAGCGACTTGATAGGTCTTGCCCCATGACATTGCCTGTCTAAGCGATATGGACGTCATAGCCTCACTGTCGCCGCCCTCTATAGTTTCCAAAATTGAACATGTGTCAACTTCGTCTATCAGTTGAATTTCAATTCCAACTACTCCGGCACATGCCATATTGAAAACATAATAATACGGTTGTTTTTTAAACTGTGGCAACCCGTTGTCAAAGGCTTTTGAGGTCAGATAAGCGTCAAACCATGCGCCGCCCTCGTCAAGCGACTGTAGAGGGTCAAAGGCATATAGGAAGTTATCCGTTGCAGACGCGCCCCATACTTTCCCACCGTAAAGAAATGCCGTCGTGAGAGTGCAGGGAGTTGCCCATATATACCATGCAAGGCGGTTTTGAGCCTTTAGAATATCCGAGCAGTCTATGAAAGCGGTTGAATTGTAATCCCATAAGTAGACTTTAGTGCCTACGAATAAGTAATAATAAAATCCATCATCAACCGATACTGCCGCCTGTAAATCAGCGAGGGAGTTTTTAAGTAAATCGGGATTTATGTTCTGAGATATTGGAACAATTACACGTTCGTTATTTGTGTTCGTTGTGGCGACCGTGTAAACTCCACCTTTTGAATTTGCCCATGTAAGATTATTGTTGATAAGTTGAACGCTGTTTGGCATATCACAACCAATACCGATGTGAACCTCAGAAGTCGGAAAACTCTGTTTCTGACTAACACTATCCCAGTAAAAACTCTTCTCATAAACGCTGTTTTGTTTGAAGATGAATAACTTCCCGAAGTTTTTACCAAAAGCCGTTATGGAATCTGAGGGAGAACCGACATAATCTGCACTGTCGTCAGGCCAGTATGTAGGGTCGCCAACTGCGGAATGGTAAACTGCGTTTGGTTCGTCGGGATTTCCCGCAACAAATATACTATCACCCGAAACCTGCCCCTGATATGCACCACCAAACCATGACGATATATTACATTTCATAATCGGTGTTGGTTCCGTATAAACTGTTTTGGAATATGTAACTATTAAATTTGGAACGACTTGACTTGTTTCGGCAAGTGCGGTAGTTAAGGTAATTGTTCCGTGAAGCCTATCAAGTGTTATAATTTGATCTCCGGCAACACTTGTTATATTAGCCGCAAATTCATAATGATCTTCTTCTGGACCGGGGTCTATTTCTATCAAAACTCTTGTATTATCAATATCTTGATCAGCCAAATGGTATAACTCACTTGTTGTATCAGTGACGAATTCATTTCTTACGGCAGGATTAATATAATTTCTCGCTTCAAGTTTATCTCCTGCACCTGATGCTTTCATATTTGTATAAATTGTTGGGATGTACCCCAAGTTTGAGGGTTTTATATAATTCATATCCGAATGATTAAACCAGTCAACATCCAATAATATCTTTTTGCAGTAGTAATATGAGTTGATATTATAGTAATTAATACCTGTCATGGTTGAAAACATATAATTTCCGATATCAATTAAATGACTGTTTCCAGATGCAAAGACTGCCCCAATTATATAAAAATGTATCCCCGAAGAAACATATATATTTCCATCTCCATCCGTCATTGAAATATTTGTGTTTTGAGAATCAGCGATAGTACAATGTGAAAAATTCATACTTTCATAAGTGTATGCCCATGATGTTCCATGAGTTGCACTTATAGGAATTTGGACAAAAGCACCGTTTGAATATGCTACTATATTTGTTTCGGTTATAATATAAAAACCATATTGTTCTAAAATAACTGTTCCGTTTTGAGTAGTCTTGTTTAAAAGAGCATTACCGTCCGAATTGTGAGGGTACACATCTATTATCTTCCCATAGGTCTGTTCTATCTCTTTCACAAGCCCCGGTCGTGTTCTGAGCATGGTGTCCCTATACCACATATTTAGCATAAGGGCATTTTGACCGTCGTCTATTTCATTCGGCAGTTTGGAAAGGTTTACGCCGCTTGTTGGGCTATAAACTTTGCTCTGGTCTTGGAGAACAGGCATCTGGGGAATTTTCATTTAATCACCCCTGTAAATCGTAATCAGTCAACGCACCGTAAACATCTACTATCTCGGGCGCGTCAAAAGACATCATGTTTTTTGCGTTTTCATAAGACACTGCAAAAATGTTGTATTGAGTGTCGCCGTCTATTCGGGCAAACTCACGTGCCAAACCTAAAGGCAAAACACTTTGAGCGGTCATATCGGTTATAGTCAATTCGTCAGTAAGAGCAGTCAACGGGGCAGGAATGCCATTAGCGACAAAATCATAACTTTCGCATGTCAGTAATTCGAGTTGTAACACATTACAAAGTGCAGGCGCGAGATTAAGATACTTTCTTTCTCGGTTTTCCTCGACTATTCCCTGTTGGTTTACGTGTCCAAGCTGGCTTAATGATGCCAGAACTATTGAGTTTACTGTTACCATTCTTTTTAGCCTCCTTAGGTGGCGTTGTGACGGGTTTTTCTTCTGCTGGGGCAATATTACCCTCTGCGGGTTTAGGTTCGTCTGCGGACGCGTACATGAGCGTCACGTAGGTGTAATTTATATTGTCGGGGGTAACTTCAAAAATACCGTTTTCATCAGATTGGGCAATGAAGTTTTGACCGTTTTTTACTAAAAAATCAGGGTAGGTTTTAAATATCATATTTTACCTCACATTTAATTGGAAGAAAGGGGCGACGATTGCCACCCCATTCCTAATTATGATTGTTCGACTATGCCAAAAGTCACGTCCCCGATTGCGCCTCCGGTTGCTATCGTAGTGTTTACGATTATCATACCTTTGTTGGCGTTACTGCCAAAGGTATTCAAAATCCTTGCGGTTTCGAGGTTTACAAGCGGAACGAATACGGTTTTGGTTGCGGGAACTAAAACGGTAACGGCTCCCTCAAGAGCTAATATGCCGTCTCCTGCCGAGAAAATAACGGTCGCGTCATGACTTGCGTCGGTATTCTGAATGATGATACCCACACGCTGGTCAGGGAACGCTCCGAGTGCGATTGTGTCGTTGTTTGACGCAGTAATAACCGCCGTCATGGCGATAACTTTCTGCAAATCTGACTTTGTGAGAACGGTAGGTACTAAAACTGTAGCTGCCATATTATTTTCCTCCCTTACTTAATTTTTATTTTGACATCAACAAGTTCAGACGGGCGAACGATTTTCGCACCGTACAAGCCAAACCCCTTGATGCCGTCTGAGAAACCTTTTTCCATTCTATAGGATTCAAACCCGATAGCTTTTTGCTCTGCGAATGCGATTGCCTCCTGAGTTCTTACAAGGCAGTGATAGATTGCGCCAGTTGCGCCCGGGACAGCCGCAGTTAAGCCGACCGCATCGGTAGTCACTGGAATGTTGGCAGACATGAATACTTTGTTGTCCCACAGCATGCCCTTGAGGCCGTTCTGAATGAGGCTGTCATTAGGCATCTGAATAGCAGTAATCGCCTGCTGCAGAAGCTGGAATACATACGGATGCACCTCCATGAATGTGCCATCTCCGTCGTTGCTCTGCACCATTGCGATAGCGTTCGACAGCACCGCAAGAATGTTAGTCTTGTCGGTTGTGACAGTATATCCATCAACATACAAACCACCTGCTCCGGCCAGAGCGACGGCAAGATTGTAAACAAACGAGTCCTGCCTGACTGCGTAAAAGTTTCCGGTTTTGGATGTTATTGAGCCGCGGACCTGAACATTGGACTGCAACTTGTCGATGTCGTCAACCTTGAAGTTGATATACTTTCTCTGATCAATGACAAGCTCCATCCCATCGTCGGTAATTACTTCGGGGTCGTCGATGATACCGCTGACAGGCACATCTTTGATGGTCGCTCCGGTCAGACCTACAATGTGAACACGGTCACCTTTTGCTTTTATGTCCCCTTCGAATTGTCTCCATGAATTCTGAACCGCAATAATCTTGCGGTCACGTGCCATAAGTACGCTTTCAGACCATATTTCGGGTTTAAAATTTGCAAATGCCATGATTTAACACTCCTTTTTTATTTCCATTTTGCGGCACTCTTATCGAATGCGCCGCTGTGGAATAGTTTCATTTGCACGTCATGAGGAAGTTCATCCCACTCTTTTGATGTGTAAAAGTCCTTTTCGGCCGCAGGAGAACCCGACACAACACTTCCGGTTGTAGCCTCTGAATTTGCCTTGTTCCCCGTGAGTGCGGCCACCGTTGACTTCAATTCGTCCATTTCTTTTCTGTTGTCTTTGATTGCCTTGTCGGACGCATAAATCTTGTGAGCTGCAGTGACGCTCATACCCTCATTAACCGCCATGATATTGACAAGTGCATCATGGACTTCATCCGGTATTGAGATTTTACCGTCCTTGTAATATTCGGGGTTGTCGCGAATCAACTGATCGAATTGTCCCTGCTGTTTCTGCTGAATTTGTGCGGCCGAGGTTTGCTTAGCGCTTATCAAACTGTTTTCCTTTGCCTTTATCTCAATATTGGCAAGGCGGTGAGCGGCGGTTTCCGGTGTCCCATCGTCAAACAACTGCTGATATATGGCGTTGTATTCGGTCTGCAATGCCGTTTTTTCATCGGGCGTTAAGTCTGCCTGTGGGGCGGCCGACATGAGTTTAGGCGCGGTGGCACCTGATAACTTCGATAGTTTCGCTTGCCTTACATCGTTGTAACTCTTAACATTCGGTATGCCATAAAGGTCAGCCATTTCAGCGATAGCCTTATCACGTTCATTGGTGCGCCTTATGTCGGCTTGCCTTGTGTTTTCCTCGGCAGACTGTGCAGGGACTTTTTCCTGCTCGGCGACTACAGGAGTTTCATTTACTACGCCATCGGTTTGAGGCTGAACGACTTCCTCTGTTACGTCCAAATTTTCGTTTTCCATAAAAATCCTTTCAAATTGGGTTTTTTGACGCTATCCCAAGCGAAATAAAAAAGAGAGCCACTAACCTTACGGATAATGACCCTCTGTGGGGTTCTAAAATTTTATTGTGTTTACAGTCCCGCATTTTTCACATTTAACTTCAAGTTCGGCGTGTTTTGCTTTAAAGAATAAATGATTGCATGGCCGGTCTTTATATGTGCCTTTGCATCTTATGTCTTTATACTCTTCCTGCACTCACTTACCGCCTTTCTTTGCCGCTTTTGCTTTGCCTTTTGCGGCAAGTGCATTAAATTTAGTTGCTCCGAGTTTGGCACGCCCTGCATTTGCCATAATTGCGGCTGCTTCGGGTGCTGGCATTCCTTTTGCGGTCATGCCCGAAACGCCTTTTGCGAATTTGCCGCCCGAACCGAGTGTCATTGGCTTACCTTTAAATGTTTTTGATACTGATTTAGCCATTTTATTTACCTCCCATCTGTGGAATTTGTGGTTGCTGTGGCTGTTGTGGCTGTGTCGGTTGCTGAATTTGTTGCAAATCCTGCGGCTGAACTTGTATTCCTGCCTGTTGTAGCATCTGCGCTTGTGCTGTAGGCGGCACATCTTTGATATTAATGCTCTCCGAGGGCGGTTTTTTGTTCTGACCTTGATTTTGTGCCGACTGTTGCTGCCTTTGTGTGAATTTTTCCATAATTTCATCTTTGTTAGGGAAATAATCATTTGGCATTAGGTCTAAGTATGTCAGGAAATCAATAGCGCCACTTTGCAGGGAGTTTCCGAGCTGTTCAAGAAGAACATTTTGCGTCCAGTCCTGACCCTCTCCGACATCAATTTTTACGCTCCATACCTTGTCCCTGATTTTTGCAGGGTCAAAATCTGTCACAAAACGGTTGCCCTTATCGTCGACTACCTCAACCCACCGTGAAGTCTGGAAGTATGCAAGCGTCATATCGAGCCAGTTTAAAGCAAAATCCTTGATTAAATTGTAGTAACGGTTTCTGACCGTTCGCGCGGGTGCTTCCTGCTGCAATTTAGCAAGCAGTTGGGCGTATGCGTTCCTGTATGATACTTGCCCGACGTTCACGTCATTACTGCCCATCATCTGCATGGTCATATTCATTAAAGTCTGGGGCAGACTGTAGGCATCCGCCGCCATCGACGCAGGTTGCAGGTATTTGACTGCCGCGTTTACATCTCCATATACCGACATAGGTTTTGTTATAGAGTTATCCCACTTACTTATACCCGCAGAACGGCTGTAAATGACTTTCGGAGATCCATTTGACAACATATAAAGAATGATAATAGCCATAATTTTGTTGATTGACACCTGATTAGGTATAAGCCCCTCGACTTCCGACCTGCCGTGACATGAGTTTTTTCTAAGTTCCCAATTCATTATGGCTACAGGATAACGTTTCAACTTTGTATCCCATGCATCACGGATCGTAACATTTTTTGTGCATTTCTTAGCGCACACCTTACCGGTATCACGATTTTTCCAAAGGTAGAGCAAAGTTATAACTTTGCCATCCGCATTGTCCATCAGTTCGTAATGTGCCTTGTCCCCTGCCTGAAACATGTAATCCATATCGCGTGAAATCTGTTCTAAATCTTCGGGTTTTGCGCCGTTTTCCTTTGCTTCCGCCCTCACATCATCCACCATTTCACGGCGGGCAAGTATTATGTAGGGCTGTTTCTGTACAACGGCTGAATTCGGATTACCTGGATAGTAGTTCACGTTATCTATGGTTTCGACACCAACATGCCCTTTTGCTGTCTGGCCTGTTTTTGCCTTATCATCCCAGTAATTAAACAGAATAAAATCTCCTGATATACAGGCATCCAAAAGACCGCATTGACCTACGTAATCCATGTTAAGACGTTCCCAGTCTACTTCAAACATACCCGATAATTTTTGAGCCTCGGCCTCAGACATAAGTATGCTTTCAGGCAACGGTTGTTTGGTCTTTAAAGCATCTGCCAATTGAGTATTGACGCCGTTCTGTTGCTGTGCCGCATCTTCCGTAACGGTATCGCTCGGCCAATTGGGGGCAGAGAACAAAACAGCAGCTTTATTTTGCAATAAGACAGAAATTTTCTGCTGACATGCACGTTTAATGAAATTAATAACAGGTTTAGGCAGATCGGGCGCATCCGAACCTTTCCACTGGTCTCCGGCATAAATCCGTTCATTCCTCGTAACAGTGGAATAGAGATTGAGTACAAATTTATAATTCATACCGGCTTGATAACGTCCCCATATTGTTTCTGAATCAGGTGCAGTTATTTTCAATCTCATTCATCCTCTCCGGATTTTTCAAGTTCGGGGTTATAATTCATAAGATTACTTAATTGTTCAGCAAAATCTTTGGGGTCTTCCTGGTCTTTCTTTGTGTCCCCCCGCATGGCCTGTACACCATCTACGGCTGCCCTCACGGGGTTACTTAACTGTTGGGGCAGTTCGTTATGGTAGAGTTGATATGCGTTGTGCTGACCGTGTATAAAGCACCACATGCCAAAGGTGCAGACTATCATTCCGCAGACTATTCCTAATAGAATTTCAATCATACAATCTCCTCTACCCCTAAGGGTTGACAGTTTGCTCTAAGGCGAAAGATCTCTGCCAAACTTGCCTAAATTAGCGTGGTATGCCTCACGCGGATTTACTTATACCACTTGCATTTCATAACCTCTATGTTTAGGTTGTTACAATGGTTTTTTATGTTATTAAAACATCCCACATTATCGCAATGCCTGCGCTTTAAATGGCATTCGTCTTGACATAAACACAACGGTTTTTCAGCCGGTTCGCATATTTCGCAAGGTGAAAACATTTAGCCCACCACCTATTATTTGAATATGTCGGGGGTTAATTACGTTTTGTAATTGCATTTTCCATTTTGGAAAACACCACAATTTTCAAGTTCACAAACTGATTTGTGTTGTTCCTCTCCGAACGTAGTCTTACTTTCAGCTTCGTGACCCTCAACGTCATAAGTATATGAGACTTTGGTTACTTTTTTATAATTACAAAAATAAGGACATTTCATTTACCATCCTCCTGTGAGATATTCTTCCGTGACTGTACCGCTGAATAGACCCTCAGATTTTTCTTCAACTCCGAATGCTGCATAGATGTCCGGCTGTTCCTGAGGCTCAACGTATGTCGCGCACGGCCTTGAAATTGCCCAGTATCTAAGGGCATCCGGTAAATGCGTAACATCATGCGGCTCTGCTGCCGTGTCGTTGCCATCCTTTGTACTGTACTGCATCAAGGGTAAACACCGAATGAGATTGACACAATTTTCAAATATCTGTAACCTCGCCGTGGCCTTACCGTCTTTGTCAAACACTTTCATCCACTCTTTTAGGGCGAGCCATCCCGGCACTCTGTCATTGCTTGCTTTCATGTAATAAAGGCCATGGTTTGCAAAAATCTCTATGGAGTTTACCCCCGAGTCTGATTTGCGCGACCATAGATCGGGTGGGGCTATCCTCATGGTTATTTCATCGGTTTCGAGTGACTTGATTTTATTAGCCGCCTCACTCACTATCAAGCCGTTGTTGTCCCTTGCGTCTTTCCCGCTGAACACTTCCCGATAGACATAGGCCACGTTGTCGGGGGATATAGCAATCCAAAGACCGGCGAGAGCATCAAGGCCGTAATCTATTACGTTATATTTGTTCCATCCGCTCGGGATGGGAATAGGCTTGCATACGTGAATATTCTTGTCAAATTCGGTGAAGTATTGCCCTGAGAACGTGTCCCATTCTCCGTTAAGCCATGCCCTGCGCAAATTTTCATCCTGAATAGTTTCAAGCGATTCTAAGTAATCGGGATCATTCTTCATCAGCCAGTCATTATCGAATACTTTTGCGGGGATAAAACTGAAATCTCTTTTCTTTTCTTTGCCCCTGTACTGTTGGTCTATGAATAATCTCTTGACCCATGCATGCCCAACCCCCCCGGGGTTACAGGTTATATAAAATCTTTTGGGGTGAAGTGGCATTCCGCCCCTTAAGCAAGCTCTCAAACATGTAAATTGAAACTCGGTAAACTGTGTTCCTTCGTCCATACATATGATGTCGTATTCCTGCCCCTGATATTGGAGAACGTCTGCCTCTGCGTCGCAATATCCAAGTTTCAAACGGCTGCCATTTGGAAAGAGAAAAGCCTTTTCATCGTCGTTATAAGTGGCGACACCGTTGAGGATCCCCCGCAACGGAATAATATGGTTTTCTCTAAGCTCCTGTATTGTGCGGCGTATCAGTAAAATTCTTATCCCGGGATATTCTACCGATAGGAGGATAACTTTCATCCTCAACGCCCATGACTTCCCGCCGCCCCGGGCCCCACCGTAAGCTATGTATCTACTTCTTGCCTCAAAGAACAGTGTTTGGCGCGCAGATGGTTTGCAGTTGAGCCAAAGCGTATTCTTCGTTACTTTCTGTCTCATCTCGCCAACTTCTTCAGTTCTGGCGGCAGTTCGATCTTAATTGTCCCTGAAACATTAACATTGTTATTAGTGTCAACCCTGTACCCGAAGTGTTTGTTAAGTATTAAAGCCGCTGCGGCAGTCCTTTTAGTGGGCTCCGCCGCCATCCAGTCAAGTATCCTATTTTCAAGAACAGTGTATAGGTTTTCTACGAGAGTTTTATAACTAAAGTCAGCCTCTGTTGAACCGAATGTGTTGTTGTTGTAATGGCTATCATCTGTACGGTAGTTATAGAGCGTTTTGAGTGTTACCCCAATATAAGCAGCTGCATGCGAGGGAGTATTTAAACCGGTTGAAGTCTCGAGGTATTTCGCTATTTTGGTTTTGAGAACATCGTATTGGAATTTTGTTCTATTGGTAACCATTGTAAACACTCCTTTGAGAGTTAAAATATCGGGTACGGGTGTATATATACTTGCTGGCGGAACGGGGGAGGGTCTAAATTCTCATGCCCCCCCGCCCCCTTTGGCTCCTCTGCCTTTTGCCTAATTGGAAATTGTCGATGCTCGTACTATACAAAATCGTTGTTTGGTCTAATACGATTGTTATCCTTTATGGCTTACCTATGCGGTTTGTACTACTTGCTATTTATTTTGTTGATTGGTAATGCATATATACTGCATATTTAATGTATATCGTGTATATTTATACAGTATCACTATTGATAATGATTGTCAATACTAACGTGAATATCATTTTAGAAAGAAGAAAACCGCACGTTATGTTTTATCCCAACCTCCACTTTATCGCCTATCTACGCCATTATACCAAATACACACCTCTAATTACATCTGCTCTTATCTCGCTTAATCTGTCTTATCTCCATATATAAGTTATCCTATTACATTACTAATCATAGTGTATACCCTTAAACTGTAGTAAACTTATAGGATATAATGTGATTGAGTGAGCTAAACTGGTTATACGGCTTTATATCCGCCATACTCTCTCAACTCCTCAATCTATCCGTTTAAATACTTTGCTCTCTCTAAATCGTATGTTGTGTTTAAAATCCGTTCTTGTTTGGTCTGTTTATTATCTGTATTATTACGTTTGTCTTTTTTGTCATGACCTATTGACTTTTTTGTCAATACCCTGGTTGAGTTTATCTTGATTTTACGTGTGTTTCCGGCTGCAATATCAACAGTGATTTTTATATATCCTCTATTTGCTAATTGACTTATCCAGCGGCTTATTGTCGGCATTTCAACTTGATACAATTCTGAGAAGTATTTATTGCTTGCCCAACAGTAGCCACGCTCATTACATAGCGCTGTGATCTCTCCATAGAGTAATTTAGCATTCGGCTTTAAAGTCTTGTCATAGCGCACGTCAGCCGGTATTATGGCATAATATGATTTCTTTGGCTCGTCCACTATCTCACCTCAATACAACTCTCCGTTTATTATTAAATTATCCAATATACTAATTGTATCGTACGTAAGCATTGCATGCAACAAATATTTTATTATTTTGCGATATGCGCAACACTGTGGCAATTCGGATTACTCCGAGGTCTTTACTTTTGGGCATAAAAAGAAACCACCCATTGCTGGGCGGCCTAATTGTTTATATTATCCGTTATGCATAGAAGCCATAACCAACACAATAAATATTATAATTGCGGCAACCGTCACCAGCAAACACCCAGCGCTCACATTTTCGCTATTATTTCTTGGAGTAGTGACCTGTAAATTACGGCTTTTATTATTAAACCTGTTTTTGATTATATATTTTTTCATCCCGTATCTAAACGCACTTCGTTTAAAATTCATTCTCATTCTGTCTTATCCCCTTTCAGCCTCTCCATGCGCTCGTCTATTGCCTCTAATATAAAAGCCTTAATGCTTTGCCCTGCATCCTGTGCGGCTCTCTGTACGTGCTCACGCTGGCTATGAGACACCCTTATTGTCATTCCAGCCTGTTTATCATGATACTTTTTGACTGCTCGGCGTTCTGCCTCTGTAGGACTCACCTAAATCACCTCTACAATATCATATCACAGAGTGTGATTATAGGCAAGCCTACACATTGCACAGATATGGGCTTGAAAGTTTGTGACATTTGTCTATTGCATAGGCAAGCCTATAGTGATATATTTAAATCACACCGAAAAACGAATTGAAAGAAGGTCACATAAATGACACCTGAATTAAACCGCAAAATTAGAAACACAAAAGAAGCAATCATCGCAACTGTGAATGATGATGTATCAGAAAAAAGGAAACCGGCCGAAACAATCAAAGCGTTAATTGAGGCACAAGACGTTGACACCATCAAATGGATATTATCGGAAACAGTTAAAAACGCAGACTACGACGGAAGATATTACAAATCAACGATTGACTGGGCGAGGCAAATATATATACCGGTCTTGCATTCCGAAAGAAGCGATTACGCAAGCCTTAACCTGCACCCATGCCACATCAACAGTCTCGTGCAAGCATTGATCGCAGAGTGAGCCTCCGCAAGAGTGGCGGCAAAGCAAATACCGGCTAATAGCCCGAACAGCCGATTCGGGCCCACGCCAAACAAAACGATGAAAGAGGGATTGAAAATGGAATTTACAAAAAAGCAACAGCGAAGAATAAACCGTTGCGCTGGTAAACTAAAAGACAGATGGATTGAAGAATTTACTTTTATACAAAATTTAAAACAAACACCTGAATACAAGCAATTTATGAAATCCAATAGAGAACACGAAAAACAATTATCAAGGCAGTTTTAGCACGCTCCACAGGTCGAGCATCGGCCCTATTCCATCCCAAAATTTAAGGAGGCGTTTTACATGGCATATTATCAAAATGGCAAATGTTTAAAAACTCTTGTGCTGTCTAAAGCACAGTGGCAGCAACGCATTAAAAATGCTTTTTGGCGTAACATCCATGCAATGAGTTTTTGTGGAATTCCCACACAGGGCAACTTCTTTTGTGTTCAGAATATTCAAGCCACCATCCAACACAAGGCTCACAATCTTCATTTTGTCCGGCTCTCCAACGCACCCATGCGGTTGATATGGTATAATCATGCTGACCATCACCGACACGCTCGTCTGTTTCGCTCTCAAAGATTTCAACAGCTTGTTCTTTTGTATACTTTTGCGAGTTCGCGGCAAAATTGCCATATCCACCCCAAAAAGCATCAAAATCGAATTTACTCACTTTTCAGCACTATCCTTTCGTTCGCCATTAGGCGCAATCTCTATGTAGCGAATTTCTTTTATTGTTGGCTTGAACTTTCATTGTCACCCACCGGCAATTAGACGATTCATAATTTTCATCTGGATTAATGCGATCAATCGTGCATTCCCATTGAATGGCTTTTTCGTTATATCCGTTTAAGAACGCCCATTTTCTAAAAGTACCGTAATCATGCCATTCCTCACAAAGTTTTATTCCTCTACCGCCGTAATAATCATATCCAGTAGCACTTTTACATTCACACCGATTTTTTATTCCGCGCCAAACAAAATATAAACGTTCGGTCTCATATTTGCCTCTGCCCCCATGCCTTGTCATCGCGTCCGTAAACAGGCATCCGCAGGATTTTGTATGTCCAATAATCAAGTCTCGGCTATTTACAATAACGTGATTTCCACACTTACAGTCGCAAAGCCACAAAATATGTCTGTCGTTTGATCTTCCAGCGCGTTCTTTTACCGTAAGTCGCCCAAATTTTTTACCCGCCAAATCGTTAAATTTATACATTCGAATCCTCCATTTTTGCACCGCAGTTAGGGCAATAATCTGTCCTTTTATCTATCGGGGATGGATGTAAACAAGCTGAACATACAATATCTCGAAAATATCCATTATTCCATTCCGCATGCACAACATCATGATTTCTGACTATCTCGGCGGCGACGCGGAGTTGTGCTATTGTGTTTTCAGTAAATTGGTTGTATTTGTCCTTGGCTAAATCCTCTAATTTCCATGCAATCGGCGAGAATTTATTTGTCATGGTCGGCCTCCTTAGCTTTTAAAGCACAATCATGGCAAAAGAACATGTTGCCTTCGTGCTCTATAGATGCGAAATAAACATCTTCATCGTCCTTAAAACTATGGCCACAGCAAAAGCATTTTTTAAATCTTGCGGTTGACATTCCGTGCTTTTCTCGGGTTTTTATAAAATCTCCAAAAACAAAAATGGGTTTATCTGCATTGACGAATAAGACATTATAGGAATTTGTGGTTGTTTTAACGATTTTCATTCTTCCTCCCCCTCCTTGCTGTTGATGGCTGAGCGGGTTTGCTGGATGCCGCGCCAGCTCCACCAGTTAAATCCGGCACAATCTTTAATTTCTCTGGTACAACGTCCGTTTTCCCAACTTTTACATATGTAGCACGGTCTATTAGCATTATCACGTAAGTCGATCACCGCAGCATCCCGTTCTTGTTTGGCCAACTCCAGCGCCTTTTTGAGGGTGGCGCTGCCCTGCTCCAGCTTTTTGTAATTCTCGAAGGTTGTGTCATTGGCAACTTTAAGGGCGTGATTGTAATCTTTGAGTGTGGTGATCTCTCTTCTCATAGCCTCATATCCTGTTTTTGAGCCATCCAATAAATCGGATTTAAGGACGGCGTTCTCCTTTATCAATTCTTCGTGCGCTTCTTGATATAAATCTTCACGATGATCTCTGCAACCCACGCATCCTCTTCTGAATTTCTCATTTTCCTCCTGCAAGGCGGTGATCTGCTCCAATAGGTATTTGATATCGTCGGGGGCATGGCAAACGAAGTTATAATTATCCTCGCTGATCGCTATTCCTTCCCCGTTTACTCCACCAATTACCACATCATCATCGGTCACGGTTTTGTGCGCTGTGCTCCATATCTCACACGCACAATCCGCATATTCCCACGGCCCTGATGTTGCGTTGTTTAGCCTCTCGCGGATTTCTTCAAATCTCTCCATGCTCTAACCTCTCTTTCTCGGCCTCGGCGGCCTCAGATATGAGTTTGCGCCCGCAATGTGGGCAAAATAGCGCGTCAATATCGATGTCAATACCATCATCTGCCGCCGTCTGCTTAAAATATTCCACACGAAATGCAGGGCCGTATCTTTTCCCGTACCCTTCGCAAAATTCGCAAGGCCGCCTTTCCTCTTTTGCTTTAATCGTCTCAGAGATTTCTTCCGGTGATTTTCCACCACAGATATGCCGATAAGCCTTGAACATTTCCTCATGGTCGGTCATCTCAGCAGGGGTTAGGTTGGTGTCCTCATAGGCAGCAAGACTATCAATCAACCTGAGATATAGGCATGTACGATCGGTGACATGCAGACATTTAACGTTACGCCGGCAATAATGTTTACTGCAATTTGGAGTAAGTTTTTCCATTTTAAAATATGTTCCGCCTTCCCATCCTAAGGATGCTACGCCCTTTACCCGTTTAGTTAATCTGTCCATCATTCTCCTTTTGCCTCCTTGAATATTTTTAGATTTTAACCTCATACTATTGACACAAGGTAATGGATGATTTTCACACTTCACCCTTTTTTCCTTGTGTGGGGGCGCTCTTGAATGAGTGCCCCTTTTATGTCTCGGCTTCCTCTTTTGTGATCGGCTGTAGGTAATAAACCCACATCCACGATTGATCTGCGCCATATTGGTTGAGCCAGAAATCTTTAAATTTTGTAACTGCAAAATGGTGCCGTTTCAATTCTTCAACATATTCATCTTGAAACCCGTCCTCAACCGCGTCCTGCTCGGTCATGTCCTTGATATTTTGCGCCTTTACATCTGTCACCCTAAACCAT